GTTTCCATCATCTGCAATAGCTGAAAAGACCTAGCCATTGGTCGGGCGGAAACCCTATCCATTACCTCGATCATTTCTTTTTCAAGTTTACTAGCCATTGGTTTACCCTCCTAGGTAAGTTAGTGTTATTGCCTTACTGGCAAAGCCAGTATAATCCGATATTATCCCATAAGTAAAGCATATAATCCCATAAATATAAAAAAATATATCAACAATATCGCCAGCTGGTCGGGGTTACTAATCCAGATCGGCAATCGGATCACGATCCGCCGACCCCCACCCCCCTATTTGGGGGGTGGCTTGCGGATTGCACCGCCCGTCTATGTTAGGTTGATAAATTCATTTGAATGTATTATCGTTCGGGCATGGACATGAACCTACACGCACTGCCTGATGAGAAGCTCAAGGAGCTGTTACTGCTCGAGGAGCAGCTGAAGCGCATTGACACCCGTGAGGCTGCCCAGAAAAGCTTCATGGCTTATGTGCAGCATGTCTACGATGGATTTATTGTAGGCCGCCACCACAAGATCATCGCTGAAAAGCTCGAGAGAATAGCATCGGGTGACTTGAAGCGTTTGATAGTCAACATGCCTCCCCGACATTCCAAGTCAGAATTCGCTTCGTATTTGATGCCTTCGTGGTTCCTCGGAAAAAATCCGAAGTTAAAAATCATTCAGGCTACCATGAACACCGAACTTGCTGTAAGATTCGGTAGAAAGGTCCGAGATCTGATAGCCGATCCGTTTTATCACGAGATCTTCCCAGACACGGACCTGAAACCGGACAGCCAAGCGGCAGGTCGATGGGAGACCAGCGCTGGTGGGGAATATTTTGCAGCCGGGGTGGGCGCTGCAATGACTGGTCGTGGTGCGGACTTACTGATTATTGACGATCCGCACTCGGAACAAGATGCTTTATCCAGCACAGCCTATGACAATACCTATGAATGGTACACTTCGGGTCCTAGACAGAGACTCCAGCCGGGGGGATCGATCATCATCGTTCAAACCCGGTGGTCAAAGAAAGACCTGACGGGGAGGTTACTGGCTGCCCAGTCAAAAGATATAATGTCTGACCAGTGGGAGATAGTGGAATTTCCTGCCATTATGCCTTCGGGGGAACCACTCTGGCCTGAATTTTGGAATAAAGATGAGCTACTCAAGGTAAAAGCGTCGCTGTCTGTCAGCAAATGGAATGCCCAGTGGCAACAAGATCCCACTTCTGAAGAAACCGCTGTCATCAAACGGGAGTGGTGGAAGCCGTGGGAAGAGGATGACATTCCAAATTTGGACTACATCATTCAATCGTACGATACAGCGTACTCTAAGAAGGAAACGGCTGACTTTTCTGCCATCACAACGTGGGGTGTCTTTCAGCCGCACGGCAACGGTGATGAGCATTTGATCCTTTTGGACGCGAAGCGCGGTCGTTGGAACTTCCCGGAGTTGAAACAGATCGCTTTGGAGGAGCACGAGTACTGGGAACCAGACTTGATGTTGATTGAGGCGAAGGCTTCTGGTACACCCTTGGCTGACGAGATGAGGTTACTGAACCTCCCTGTGGCTACTTTTGCTCCGGGTCGTAAGCGGGGTGGGGGTGGAATAGACAAAACCACTCGTATGCATATGGTTTCCCCCATTTTCGAATCCGAGAAAGTATGGTATCCTGCTGGTGAAAAGTTTGCTGATGAAGTCATTGAGGAGGTAGCCTCATTTCCGAATGGCGAACACGATGACTTTTGTGATAGTATGACAATGGCCCTGATGCGTTTTCGGCAAGGGGGCTTTATCAGTTTGAACGGAGAAGAACTTGAAGACTGGCTCCCCTCGAATCGTAAAAGGGAATACTACTAAGCCCCAGATACGGCTTGTGCCTAATCGTTTCTCCAAGTTAATGCTGCCTGAAAAGCGCAAACCAACGAGACTAGCGTAATGATGCTACATAGGCTATATTCATAGCATTAGGAGTTTATTTTAATGGCACTACCCCCACAAATGACAGACATGGCTATGGGTCCCGGCGGTCCTGCTGACCTAATGCCAGAAGAAATGCAGGTTGAGCTACCCCTCGAGGACCAGCTTCCTGACGGTATAGAGATGGTTGGCGAAGAACAGATGATCGAGGTCCAAGCTGCGGCGTACGATCACAACGCCAACTTGGCTGAAGTACTTGACGACTCGGTCCTCGGTTCGCTGTCCTCGGATCTTCAGGACAGGTTCGAGCAGGACAAGGAGTCCCGTGACGATTGGGCCGAGGCCATTGGCAAGGGTTTGAAGTTATTGGGTGTGAACTACGAGGAGCGGTCTGAGCCGTTTCTTGGTGCTAGTGGCGTACACCATCCGTTGTTAAGTGAAGCGGTGACGCAGTTTCAGGCGCAGGCGTATAAGGAAATGTTGCCAGCGGGTGGTCCAGTTAAAGCCTCGGTCCTCGGAACTCCGACCAGAGAGACCGAAGAGCAGGCCCAGCGCGTCAGCGACTTCATGAACTATCAGATTACCGAGGTGATGGAAGAGTTTGATCCGGACACGGATCAGATGCTGTTCTATTTGCCTTTAACGGGTTCGACTTTTAAGAAGGTTTACTTTGATCCGGCAAGACAGAGGGCTGTCAGCAAGTTTGTTCCAGCTGAAGATTTGGTGGTGCCGTATACTGCCAGTGATTTAAACACAGCGGAGCGGGTAACTCATGTGGTTCGGTACACGGAGAATGAGCTTCGTAAGATGCAGGTTGCCGGGGTGTACCGTGATATTGATTTACAGGCTCACGAGGAGGATGAAAATGCTCAAGGACCGATTAGAAGCACTACTAATGAATTGCAGGGTATTCGGCCTTCATATAATGATGATGTTCACACTTTGCTTGAGATACATACTGACCTCGATCTTGAGGGGTTTGAGGACCTTGACGAGATGGGTGAGCCAACGGGTGTCAAGCTACCCTACATTGTCACGATTGACGAGGCTTCTGGAGAGGTTCTCTCAGTGGTTAGAAACTACAGAGAAATGGATCCACTACGACGCAAGCGTCAGTACTTTGTGCATTATAAGTTTCTGCCCGGTTTTGGTTTCTATGGCTTTGGTTTACTGCATACTATAGGTGGATTATCCCGTGCTGCAACCTCGATCCTTCGTCAGCTTATTGACGCTGGCACACTCTCGAATCTCCCCGCTGGCTTCAAAGCTAGGGGCGTTCGGATACGCAATGATGATGAACCGCTTTCTCCCGGCGAGTTTCGTGATATTGATGCTCCCGGTGGTGACTTGCGGAATGCTATTATTCCCCTGCCGTACAAAGAACCTTCTGGTACACTGGCTCAACTGCTCGGGGTGGTTGTTGATTCGGGCCGAAGATTTGCCCAAGTCGCAGACGCAAAGATCGCCGACGTCAACTCACAAGCTCCCGTGGGAACTACGGTGGCACTTATCGAGCAGGGATCAAAAATAATCTCGAGCATCCATAAGCGCTTGCATTATGGACAAAAGAATGAATTTAGATTGTTGGCAGAGATTTTTGCTGACAACCCGATACCATATCCGTATTTTGTGGGTGCAAACGTACCGCCACAGATTATGGCACAGGACTTTGATGGGCGCGTTGACATCCTCCCTGTCAGCGACCCATCAATCTTCTCTATGTCTCAGCGCCTGTCGCTGGCACAGACGCAGCTTCAGCTTGCTCAAGCGGCCCCACAGATGCACAACCTCTACGAGGCGTACAGACGCATGTATGACGCTCTGGACGTGAAGGATATCGATAACATCCTTCCTCCACCACAACCACCGCAGCCTATTGATCCGGCTACGGAGAATGCGAATGTAGTTAAGGGTATGCCTTTGCAGGCGTTCCCACAGCAGGATCACGAGTCACACATCATGGCACATGCTCAGATGATGGCTTCACCTGCTATGGCTGCTAATCCGCAGGCTATGCTCCTGTTGCAGTCACACTTGCAGGAGCATGTCGGTATGTTGGCACGGGATCAGGTAGGTAAGTTCTTCCAAGAGGCTGCTATGGCTGCACAAATGGCTGGCGAACCAGTACCGCAGATTAACCCTGACATGATTGAGTCTGCCGTTGCACAGCAGGTAAGTGAAATCATGAAGCAGGTTATGCCAATGATGCAGATGCCACAGCAGCAAGATCCACTTGTCGCAATCCGACAGCAAGAGCTTCAGAACGACACAATGGAACTTCAGCGTAAGGCTATGAACGATCAGATGGACTTCCAGATTGATCAGGCTAAGTTGCAGCAAGCTTTTGATCTGGCGCAGCAGCGTATGCAGTTGCAACAAGGAATTGCTGATGACCGATCTGATGTGAACATCTATCGTATTAACATGGCTGCCGCTCAAAAGAGGCAGTAATGGAGTGGTACACGTCTTCCTTTTACTCGTTTATGTCGGCACGGGAGAAAGTCGGTACTTGGCTTCAGGAGACATGTACTTCCGTGATATCACTAGATGTAACTTCTTTGCTGGCGAATTGTCGAGAAGGTATGGAAACTACGATCATGTGGACTGGATCGACAGTCGAGACAGGGTTACAGCTTATTGTGTCCCTAAGTATCTGAAGAAAGGCTCCGTGGAGGTGTACTGACATGTTGGCAGAACTAGCGGCTGCCAATGCAGCCTTCTCGGTCATAAAGCAAGCCGTACAGAACGCAGGAGATATCGCCAAGGCTGGTAAGGCTGTTGGCGATTTTGTTAATGCAAAGGAAGAATTGCGACTGCGTGGCGAGAAGAAGAAGCGTAGTGTTTTTGCAGGTGACGACATTGAAGAGTTTTTTGCATTAGAGCAGATTCGTGAGCAGGAAGAACAGCTGAAGCAGTTGATGATATATGCTGGGCGTCCGGGGTTATGGAATGACTGGCAGAAGTTTCAGGCTGACGCACGGGTGGCTAGGCAGGAAGCTATTCAAGAGGCACAGCGCAAGCGTCAGGAAAAAATAGAAATAGCTATTATAGCCACTGCTTTAATTTTAGGTGCTGGTGTGATAGTATTGTTGATGTATTTCCTTGTATGGAGTGTGAAAAGCTAATGTGGCAATCACTTATTGGTCCGGTGACCGGGCTACTAGATCAATTTATCGAGGACAAAGACCAAAAGGCACGTCTGGCGCATGAGATTGCGACGATGTCCGAGAAGCATGCTCAAGAGCAGGCTATGGGTCAGCTGGAAATCAACAAGGCTGAAGCGCAGCATAGGTCTATTTTTGTTGCGGGATGGCGTCCTTTCCTTGGGTGGGTTCTGTCTTTTGCGATGGCATGGCATTTTGTCATTGCCCCGTTCATTATCTTTGGTGCAGGCATGGCTGGCATGGAACTTCCAGAGCTTCCTGTGTTTGACATGGACAGCTTGATGACGGTGCTGCTGGGGATGCTCGGGCTTGGCGGTTTAAGAACCGTGGAAAAAGTAAAAGGTATAACTAAGTGAGTGCGGAACAGGTATTGAAATGGAAGATACTCCCAAGATTCATGATGTTCGTGATGACGATAATGTACATTCGGGTGATCGAGTGGGGCATGAGTCTGGACGACTTGAGCACTCAGCAGAGCGCGATGATATCAGTGGTCAGCGGCGCAATGACGGGTGCATTTGCGGTTTGGCTCGGAAGCGAGAAACGATAATATTTGACATGTTTGCCTTAACAACGGCTGAACAGGCGGCGGAAAACAGACGAAGAGCTAACTGCCGTTGCAACGAACGGAGTTAGTGCCATGCCTTTTACAGCTAAAGGCAAGAAGATTATGAAGGCCATGCAAGAAGAGTATGGTAAAAAGAGGGGAAAAGAGGTATTCTATGCCTCTAAGGCCAAAGGCAAAATTAAAGGCGTGGAGAAGAAAAGTGGGACGACCAAGAGTAAATCAGTTCGCAGACGACCTCGGAATAAGTCGACGCGAAGCGCTTAGTTTAATGGAACAAGG